CTATACTATAGAAAGATAATTATCCGAACTGTGTGCCCAGAACCTCTGTTCCAAGGGGTTTGGTTTTCTTGGTGCGAGGCTTGGACTTAGATACAGACTTTTCCTCTGCCTTAGATTCATCCTTTGTCTCTATTTTTGAAGGTTTCATCTTTATCTTCGACTTGGTCTTCTTGGGTTCAGAATCGACCTTTGTCTCAGCTTCCGATGTGATTCCCAGGTTACCCTCTAATTCAGAGACATCTAAAAGACCCGGAGTTGATGGCTTAGATTCGGGTGCGTTCAGGTTCACCTCCACTTCCTTTGTCTCGGCTTCTGGTTCCGGTGCATTGAGGTCCACCTCCACTGCCTTTGTCTCGGGTTCTGGTTCAGGTGCATTCAAGTCTACTTCCTTTGTCTCGGCTTCTGGTTCGACCTCGGGTTCAGCCTTGGACTTCTTCTTGGACTTCTTTATGGTCTCGGTCTTTGGAGCGTCTGGGTCTGACTTAAATTCAAGAAAGAGAGAGGGATTGGTCTCATACTTTTCAAACAGACACAGCGTCCCTTTCTCAAAAGTGGACAGGTCAAAGAAGGGTTCTTTTTCTTTGGTGAAGCGCTCATATACACCCAACTTCTGAACAACCTTGTCGTTTTTCACAGCGTAAACATAACAGTAGACCAGGTCTTTTATTTCCTCGTCTTGTATCGTTTTACCGGGAGAGATTTGAAGGATATGGTCATAGACAGAGAGCTCATACAAGTCACTCTTGATATTTTGGTCTTCCTCCTCGATTTCGCTCAGCAAACTCTCATATCGTTTTGGAGAAATACGTGAATCCACGGAACTGGTCATTGTATAGTATAAGTAATTTATTTTAAATGAAAACAATTTTATTCCAAGGAAATCCATGAATCTTCTTACTTGATATATTCTTCCATGTCCATGCACTTGTATCTCATTTTGGATGTAATCGAAGGATGGGTCTGAATGGTTATAAAGAGACGATGGATGGTTTCCAGGTTTTTATGGAACGCCAAAAAGTCAGAAGTTTCTTTGAAAATAATGGCCACCGAAGACAGCATCTTCTCACACAAGTCTTTCCCTTCCTCTTCCAAGAGTCCAACAATTTTTGTCTCGATTAACATACACAAGTCTGCTACCTGGTCCATGTTGCCAATGTTCTTTTTCATGAGCTGAATAAAAAAGGTAAGGTTAGAGTCTAGTCGGTCAATCTCTTTGACGTAATCACAGTATCGGTCGTAGTCTAGGTTGGGGTCCACATAGGTGAGTCGAGACAAATCCGCAAAATAGATTTCATAATGTTCTTGGTAGATATCGTAAAAGATTTTATTGACCGTCACCAATTCACTGTATAAGTTTGAGAAGAGAACACTATAAAAGAGGTTTGAACTGGCAATGTTGAAAATGGTATGACTAATCTTGTCAAGGTCCTCTTTCTTTTCTACCGCCCTTACAATATCCATAATCTCTTTTTTCAGTTTTTCATACGTCTTCTCGGTGACCTTGTTCAATAAATTAATCACCTTGGAGATTTCAGATTGTTTCTTGACAATCACAGTAGCCTTTAAGGGCTCGATGACAGGTATCTGCAAGAGGACCTTCACCTTGTTCAGTATTTGAACCGTGGCCGGGTCCAACGCATACTTGTCGGAATTCATTTGTAACGATAGACCCATAATGGTTTCATAGGTATACATTATAGTATAGGATTATTTATTTTCGTTTATATTATATTATTATAACCTTTTTCTAAGATAAGTCAAGATGTTAGAATGGGAGAAATTCTTCATCACCACCAAAGAAACGGAAGACGTATGCGAGTTTAAATTACCGATTGAATTCACTGACCCTAAGACAGTGTCTTCGATTGTCCAAAGTGACTTGGAAATGAGCGGATTAACTCCTCTCTATCGACATCTCTTTGACCAATCCTTGTTGATGGAGAAGTGGTCCTCGTTTTATACGACCGATGTAGCCTTTTTGAAAGACAGTCAACGGGTCATCCGTAAAAGCAAATTGACCCCTTATCAGGATCAGGGGTTCCATGAAAAATATAAATCGTTCTGCGCCGAGACAAATTTCATCGACCGTTATCAATACATTGGGTTCAAGCCTATGTTACACATGAACCACTCTTCTTCCTTCTTACATTGTCTCGGCATGTATAATTTATCCACACCTATCTTCTCTCTTTTGTCTCCGCTATTTATCTTGATCATGCCTTTTATCATCTTGAAACTCAAAGGCATCGAGGTCACCATTGACCAATACGTAGACCATTTAAAGCAGGTCATGAAAACCACTAGCTTATACAAGTTATTCTGTGGGTTTGATAGCGTGTCCATGCAAGACAAAACGACTGCGGTCGTATCTCTCTTTATCTATTTCTTACAGATTTACACCAATCTTACAGCATGTATGACCTACTACAAACACATTGGACTCATTTATACCTTTATCCAAGATTGCAAGGAACACCTCAACAAGACGGTTACCACGGCTGAGCTATTACAGAAAAGAATCATCCAATATGGAACCTATCGACCCTTCTATCAGAAGAATCAGGTAGAGTTGGAAAAGATGAGACATATGGTCAAACATTTAGACCAACTACAACCCGCCACGAGCATCTTTTATAAACTGACTCAGTTAGGGATGTTGATGAATTTGTATTATGAATTTTTCATGAGAGAAGACTATCGAAATACATTGTTGTATTCCTTTCACCTGAATCAATACATTCGGGATATACACACCCTTAAGCAAAAGGTAAAATCGCGCGCCATTCGTCCATGCAAGTTCGGAAAACAAACCATCTTCACCGAGATGTATTATCTGCCGCTTATGAAAGAAAATACCGTGAAAAATACATTGGACCTGAAAAAGAACCTCATTCTGAGTGGCCCCAATGCTTCAGGTAAAACCACCGTCCTGAAAACGATTCTCATCAATTCTCTTTTATGCCAACAGTTCGGTCTAGGCTGTTTCTCGGATGCGACGATTTGCGTGTATGACTTTTTTCATTCCTATCTCAATATACCCGATACCTCGGGAAGAGACAGTCTATTCCAAGCCGAAGCCCGTCGATGTAAAGATATCCTGGATTGTGTTCTTTTACACAAAGAAAAGCGCCATTTGTGTATATTCGATGAGATTTATTCCGGCACGAATCCAGTCGATGCAGTATCGTGCGCCAAAATGTATTTGTCTCTACTGAATGAACACAAGGTCTCCATCGATTACCTCATTACAACCCATTTCATCGAGCTATGTAAACACTTTGTCGGGTCAACCCTAGTCGTCAACCAAAAAATGGACGTTCTGCAGACTGAAGACAAAATCACCTTTTTATACCGCGTCTTAGAAGGATATTCTACCGTTCATGGTGGAAAGTATATTCTGAAAGAAATGAATTATCCGGAGATTCTATTTCGTTAGAACCTAAAGATTATAATATAGGTTATTCACATAATGATGCTTTCTTCAATTCTTGACATTGGAAGCTTCTTTATTGGTATGATTATCAATCTTCTATTGGTCACCTTGATGTGTTATTACTTCAAAAAGAAGTATGAGTCCTTGGAGGAGGCGCAGAATGAACAGGCGAAGTTGCTGTATGAGTTGTTACGAGATAGAAAACAATCCACACAAGAGCCTATCAAGTCCGAAGTCATTGAGATTGAAGACTCGGATGATGAAAGCGAAGAAAGTGAAGGTGAGATGGAGGAACTCGTAGAGCCTGAGGTCAAGGTTCTCACTCTGGATATACCCGAGAAAACCGAGACAAATGACACGTTTACAATGGACACGTTTACGGTAGAGAATCCTGAAGAGATGGTAGAATCTGAACCAGACCTTATCCTTGAAGAGAACGATGATTTCAGTAAAATGAATATGAAACAGCTTCGAGACCTTGTCACGAAGAAGGGGGTCAAGGTAAAGCCTAGTATGAAAAAGAATGAATTGGTGGAGCTGGCTAAACTATAACTTCCATGAAAAAATATAATACTACACTATACGATGTGGGCAACCGACTATGTTACCAACAACAACGCAACCAATCAATTCCCGGGGATTGTGCAGGACGGTCGCACGTTTACCGTTTATACTCAAGACACGGAGACGTTTAAACGGAATCACGGTATCCAAACCAATAGTGAATACCGTAAGTATTTGATGGACCATGCCAATGAATTGATGAAAATGAATTACAAAACCTCTATTTTAGAAAACAAAACCCCTATTATAAGCCAACCCTTTAAGCATGGGTCTCCCTACCTCATACGCGGGACTGAACAACCGGATGGGTATGAGAATACCTTTACCAAAGAAATGTATCTGACGAGACAAATGTTGGACGATAAAAAACGCCGTCCTATGCAGCGAACGTATATGGAAGATTATACGGGGTCTACGATTTCAGAGTAAGGGTGAGGATTTCGCCCCAAGACGATACATGTGATAACCGCTAGCAAGACAAACAAACCTATCCACATATCTCTATCTCTATCTCTATAAATAAGGTTTAAATGTATTCCTTTTATTTATACAGATGTATCTCAGTATTGATGTAGGTATCAAAAATTTGGCCTATTGTATGTATGACGACACCATTGTCGACTGGAAAGTTATTGAATTATGTGACAAGACGGTCAATGCGAATAAACTAAACATGGTCGATTTAAGCAAACGACTGTTTGAAGCACTGGAAACATTACCTCCACGGTATGACCTGATTTTAATTGAGAACCAGATTGGTCAAAATGCCATACGTATGAAGGCCTTACAGGGTATGATTACGTTGTATTTTGTCTCGAAAGGAAATACGGCCATACAATATTGGAACGCGACTCACAAACTCAAGATGTTTGTTCAGGAAAAGACCACCTATGCCCAGCGAAAGAAAATGGGCGTTGTGGTTACCCGTCAAATCCTAGAGGAAAAATACAAGAACCAGTTGGATTATTTTGGAAAACACAAAAAAAAGGATGACTTGTCGGATTGTTTCTTGCAACTACTCGACTACATGAAAAAGGAGAACAAACTAGAGAGCTCCATCTCCGAGTTTCTGGAAACCATTCATATCCAAGTCCCCGAAAAGAAAGAGAAAGATAAAGAAGTTATATAAGTGTTCAATGCGATAGATTTAAAGTTATCTAATATATCTATTTCATAGATGGAAGAAATTACATTGGATAGCATGGACCTCAAACCCAGTTCAGACTTTGGCGGAGGCATCGAGTTTCTCTTGAATGACGCAAAACCTGCTGCAGGTGTCTCCTTTGCCGAAGACATGAAGGAATTTGAGGACATGGGTAAAAGTTTAAAGTTTGAAAATACCACCGGCCCAATTCATCTTGCCCGGGAAACCGTATCGATGGATACCCACAGGCAAACCACCTCTGACGGTTATCGGCACATACAAGAAATCAATGTAGAGGGTGAGTTAAAAAACATTGAAATCAAGACCAAAGAGGAGATGCTAAAAGAGAAATTTCAATATTTACGAAAGTTGGAGACGCTTCAACAAAAGGGCGTGGAGCTCAGCAAACAGTATACGATGGAGAATAGCCTGGATGAGATGCGAGGAGAATACGAATACCAACAGGGCGAAAGAGAGCGTAAAAACAGTGTTCAGTTCCAGGGAAAAATGCTGACGACGCTCATTACCGGCATCGAGTTTCTCAATAATAAATTTGACCCATTTGACATTAAGCTCGATGGTATTTCGGAGAATATTCAAGAAAATCTAAGCGACTATGATGAAATCTTTAGTGAGCTTGCTGAAAAATACAAGTCCAAGGCAAAAATGGC